ATATAAAACTTGCATATGATAAATTAAAAGTTGGTGGCAACTTATTCTTTCAGTTTGTTATTGGAGAAGAGAACTCTCCATACTCTTATCAAACATCAAAGTCTGAGATTAATAATATATTAAAAAAAATAGGATTTAAAAATTTAATCTTTACAAATCATATGCATCCTGAGTGGATGTTTGTCAGGGCTACAAAATGATAAACGCATATCTCTACTCAGTTAAACAAGAAGACTGTGCTGCTGATAAATGGGATTACGGTTTATTAAAACAATTTTTTAATAAAAACAAGATTAAACCAGACAGGGTAACGACTTTACCCAATGTAGATAGAGCCTTTGTGGTAGTTCCTGGACCACAAAACGTAGACTTTGAAGATCAAATATCTGAAGAGTTAAGGAAAATAGGCAGGGTAGTTTTATTTATTACTGGAGATGAAAGCGCTACCTTTAAGGTTGATAAGATAAAGCATAAAAATATTGAGATTTGGGTTCAATACCCGCACAGAAAACATTCGCAATATAATAAATTAGCGTTAGGTGTGCCAAGAGATTTACATAAAAATTTGCCAAAGTATCAAGATAAATCATATGATGTATTTTTTTCAGGGCAGATAACTCATCAAAGAAGACAAGAACTTGCAACTGTTATGCCTAACATACCCAATTCTTTTTATAATCCAACTACTGGTTTTGCAGAAGGACTAAAACCAAAACAATACTATGACAAAATGTTTTTATCAAAAATTGTTCCTTGCCCTAGCGGGGCAATGGTCATTGATTCATTTAGATTTTATGAAGCAATTGAAATGCTTTGCTTGCCAATAGGAGACAAGTTAGACTCAAAAATGCAAAATACAGATTTTTTTAATTTTGTATTTGAAGATAATCATTCAGTAAAAACTGTTGATAATTGGAATCACTTGGTTGACTTGTTACCTGAACTATTAAATAATTATACATCTGAAATGCATCAGATTGTTTGTTGGTGGATTAAATATAAAAGAGATCTTTTTATTAAGTTAATGAGGCAAGTAAATGAATAAAAGAGATATAACAATTGTCATGGCTACGTCTGTAGTTTTAGATCATCCAAGCACAAAAATGATAGATCAAACTATTAGTGATATCCGTGCTCATTTTCCAGATAACGAAATTATTATGCAGATAGACGGTATTAGAGAAGAACAACAAAATCGTAAAAAAGATTACGATGAATACAAAAATCGTATTTTATGGAAATGTTTACATGAAGATAAAAACATATTACCTTTTATATTTAAAGAGCATAGCCATCAAACCAACATGATGCGCCAAACAATCAATGAAATTAAAACACCACTATTACTTTACATTGAAGGAGATGCTCCCTTAACTCCAGACACACCTATAGACTGGGATAAGTGCTTAGATATGTTTGAATACAATAAAGCAAATACTATTCGTTTTCATTTTGAAACATTTATACCAAAAGATCATGAACACCTTATGTTTGGCTTAGAGGATGGTTTTATGAAAACTATACAATGGAGTCAACGACCACATCTAAGTAGAAAACAATATTATAAAGACATTGTGCTTCCAAGATGTAAAGATAAATTTTTTATAGAAGATACATTTCATGGAGCAATTCAAGATGATATATCTCCATATGGGAAGTTTAATCAAGAAGGTTGGGAAACTCATAAACTTTGGATTTATCATCCTGAAGGTAGTATTAAACGTTCTTATCATTTAGATGGTCGTCAGGGTACCCGCAAATTTACGGTAGACGATGAAACTTGGGGGTATAAAGAATGAGACTAGGAATCATAGCAAGATCAGACAACACTGGTCTTGGTAATCAGACTAGAGAGTTAGTTAATATGCTTAATCCTAATAAGATTCTTTTAATTAACTCTGCCCCGTTTAATAATAATAAACAAAATCCCGATTGGTATAAAGATTACAACGTTTACTCAACCAAAAACGGTATGCCAACAACAAAAGAAATTGTTTGGTTTTTAAAAGATGTTGATGTAGTAATTAGTTGTGAAACCTTTTATCATTTAGACCTTGTAGATCTTGCTAGGCAACAAGGAACAAAGACTATTCTTCAATACAACTACGAACTTTTTGGTAACTTAACAAACCCTAACTGGTCATTACCAGATGTATTGCTATCTCCTAGTCTTTGGAATATAGAGATAGTAAAAGAAAAGTTTGGCTCTGTGTGTGATGTAATTCATTTACCACCACCAACAAATGAGTCTTTATTTAATAAAGCAAAAGACAATAATCTTTCAAAAGATCACAACCGTATACTTCATATTGCTGGTAAAAAGGCTGCAAAAGATAGAAATGGAACTGAAAGTATTTTTGAAATGATCAAGCACTCTAAAGAAGATTATGAATTAGTAATTAAATCTCAAACCCCACTTAATCCAAATTGTAAAGATTCTAGGGTAAAGATTGAAATAGGTAATCCAGCCAGTAGGGAAAACATGTATGATGGCTTTGATGCAATGATTCTTCCTAGAAGGTATGCTGGTCTTTGTTTACCTATGAATGAGGCTCTTATGAGTGCCCTGCCAGTTTTTATGACTAATGTATCTCCAAATAATAAAATATTGCCTGAAGATTGGTTAGTAGAATCAACAAAGATAGGATCATTTAGAACAAAGTCAATGGTTGATATTTATGATATTGCTCCAGATAAATTTGCAAATATAGTTGATGGATATATTAAGAATAATAATAAAAAAGAATTTAAAGAAAAAGCATTATCGATTGGTTTAGAAAACTTTTCTATAGATAAATTAAAACAAAAATACTTAGAAATTATAAACAAATAAAAAAGCCAGCCTATCTCTAGACTGGCTATCTTATAGAAGATTATTTACTTCTTTTTAGCAGCCTTTTTTGCTGGTGCTTTTGCAGCCTTTAAAGCCTTTGCAACCTCAGCAGCATCAGGCAAAATACCAAATGCCTTATCTGCAGGATTGAGCGCTCTCAATGCAACGGGTGCTATAGCAGCAACAAGTGCAGCCCATAGATCCTTTGGATCTGTTACGCCTGCCATGTATAGTGCAAGACCTGATGCAAGAACTGAGCGACCATATGACGCTAGCATTGCCTTTGTCTTATCATTAATTAAGTTATTCATTATTCCTCCTAGGATATAATTTGTGTCATTGTTGTAAAGCCAATCCAAATCCCAATAATTCCTGCGACTCCCGCAAAAACTGGTGGTGCTGGTACTGGCAATTTGAATGCAGCAAACACGAGACCGCACCCAAAACCTGTTAATACTGAAAGTAATATATCTCTCATGTATTTTTTATTTCTGATTCACTTGGCAAAAACTTTTTTAAATCTTTATATGCAGAAGATATTTTTTTCATACCCACGTTTAAAGGATTGCCTTCTTGTATAGAACTAAAATCATCAAAATAACTAATAGTTGGATCAACCTCTTCAACAAATTTGGTCAAGCCTTTTTGAACATCCTCAATGTATGTAAAAGCCCAGTCACGAGAGTCTGATAGAAATTTAATAAAGTTTTCTCTGTGTATGTCATTATCAGTTAACTCTTGATTTGCTTTAATAGATTCAGCATCTTGATTAAGTTTAAAGTTTTCTAAAAATAATTGAGCGGAAGTTAGACTAAGTTTTTTTAATTTATGCAATAGCGCTAAATACGATATAGCAAAAGAAACAGACAACACTATAAAAAATATCAACAAACCATTTTGCATCATACTACCCCCAATAAACTCTTCTCAATATGCGTTGCCCAATAGTATAAACATTTATCACAACAAGGTCTATTATACTTGTTCTTAGTGTCCATGTAAAACTCAGCATAGTAGATAGGGTCCTTACGATATAAGTTAGCCCTGTGAGTGATATTTACACGGTTTATGTGAGAAGGCTTGTTCCAAACTGGCTTACCAGTACCCCAAATCTGCCCACAAACAGCCTCTAGAGCCTCTATATTGGCTTCGTTCTTATCTGTCCTTATACCCCTTGCCTTGGCCTCTTTAATCATGACCTTAGCATAGTTACGTAATGACCATTCAGCATTTTTCCACATCAATACCGCTGGATGATTGCGCCATGCCCCTGATGGGGACTTTCCAGACAAAACCTTAAGTATCTGATAGGCTTCTAATATCTGTTTATTTAATCTTTTATTGTCTAATATTTCTGCACACTGATCATAATCTTTATAAGGTAG